CCCCGGCCGTGCGGGAAGTCGATGCGGAAGTAGTACCAGCTCTCGTCGGTGACCTCGTTGCGCTGGAAGTACAGGGCCTGGGGGTAGCAGTTGGCGATCTCGACCACAGCGCCACACTGGCGCAGGGCTTTGTCGCGGATCTGACGATCGTTGAGCAACTGGTCATCTTGGCGCTCGGAGCTTTCGAGCTGCTGTTTGGCCTTGGTGAACTTATCCATGTCCATCTTGAACCAGTACATTCGGCTGCTGTAGCCGAAGTGGAATTCGTTACGCTCGTTCCAGTCGTACATCAGCACGCCCTTCTCAGTGGCGCTCTCGGCCAGCAGCAGGGCGCCGTGGTAACGGGCCTCGGCCAGGTCACGCTCGACCTGGTCGGCGCGCTTTTCGGCGTCGTCGATAAAGGCCCAGCGCTGGTGCAGGTCGTTCCAGTCGGCTTTGCGTTCACGCTGGGGGATCTGCGCAGCGGTGCAGCTGTAGCCCAGTTCGCGAGCCAGCTTGATGTGCTTGCGGGTGTAGCGGTGGCCGCTGGGCTCGTTGTCCAGCGCCCAGACCAGGTGCGGCAGCTTGCCGCCACGTTGGCGTGATAGCTCCTTGAGCGACTCTTCGGGGAAGTAGGCGCTGCTCATGGCCGACACGGCGGCGATGCCGTGGTGCAGCAGGGCGATGGCGTCGAAGATGCCCTCGACAATCCACAGCTCTTTGGCCTGCAGCAGGTCGACGCTCGGCGGGCACCACCAGTGGCCGTTAGCCGGTCGGCCGGGGGCGAAGCGCGCTTTCATATTGCCGAAGCGGTGCGGGCGGTCGATCAGGCGTTCCCAGTAGCCGCCTTTTTCCAGGGCGAAACGCACGGAGGCGCTGCCGATGCCCTGGGCGCGATCCCAGTAGTTGTCTTGGCTGTACCAGCCTTTGATCAGGCTCAGGTCGAAGCCGCGGGCGAACTGCAGGTAGCTGTCTACCGAGGCGTTGGGCGTGGCCTCGGTGGCCGGGGCGCGCTTGCTCCAGTCGTCGAACAGGTCTTCGAACAGCTCTTTGACGTGCCACTGCTCGCCGCACTTGCTCTCGCGGCCACAGCGGATAAACCACGGCTCGTCCTGGCGCGAATACAGCTCGCGCTTGCCGCAGCTCGGACAGGTGCCTTTGCGCATCCAGGGCGTGCCCTTGATGTGCTGCAGGCCGTAGTCGGATTCCAGCCGGCGCAGTACTTCGCTGCGGATCTCGCGGTCCATGGTTTTCATTGGCCGAACTGCTCCCAGGTGGCGGCGAGGCTTTGCAGGTCGTGCATGGCCTGCTGGGTGACGCCCCATTGAATGAGGTCGTGGTCGGCTTGGGCGTAGAGGTAGCCCAGCAGCAGGCAGCGGTAGAAGTCGGCCTGCAAGCTGGCGCCTTTGCAGGCGTGCTTGTGCAACTGGCTGAGCCAGCCAAGTGGGATAGGCCGGCTGGCGATGTGGCGCGCAAGTGGGGTTGATGCCGCGAGGGCGGCGGTGACTGCCGGGTTCATGCGTGCACTCCCTGCTGGTTGAGCTGGTTGAGCTGCTTGCGCAGTTCGCGGGCGCTGCGGCTGATGCCGGCGATGTGCGGGTGGTCGGCCAGCACGCGCTGGGCGCGCCACCCCTCCGGCACGTAGCGGTAGCGGTCGGAGTACCAGCACTCGGCCATGGCGTGTTCGTACTGGTTGACCAGCCAGCGCAGGTAGGCGCTGCCCTGGGTCTGGTCGAGCTGGATGGAAACAGTGATGTCACTCATGGGGGTCACCAATCGGGCGCAACTTGCCCCTGCCCACGGTGGGCGGGCATAGGCAGGGGCAATAGGGTTTAGAGGGTGTGGCTGGCGATAAAGCGGCTGGGCAGGATGCGCAGCGGGATCACCGCCCGCTCGCCGCTGCGCCGGTCGATCAGCAGCACGCTGCCGCTGTCGGGGCCGCTGGCCAGGTCCCAGCCCTGCAGGGCCGGCTTGGTTGCGCCCAGGTCGCTCAGCGCCAGGTGCACCAGGCGCTGAGCCATAAACACCGGCACCTCCATCACCTGCACCAGGTAACGAGCGGCGCGCTCGAACAGCTGCGCCTCGTCGCCCAGGTGCTCGGCCTGATGCCGCTCGATAAAGCCGCGGGCGGCCTGCTGCATGCTGTCGCGGTATTCCATGGCGTGGCTCATTGGTTTCGCTCCTGGTCGGGTTGGGCGTGCGGGTCAAGCAAGTGGTCAAGCAGGTCGAGCTGGTCGGTTTTCTCGCGGCTGTCCAGCGCGGCCTGGTGGCGGCTGGCAAACGGCGCAGGCGGCAGCTGCACCAGGGGGCGCACGTGCTTGCTCTGGTTTAGTTCGTACTCCCACGCCAGGTTGCCCACGTAGGTGGCGCCGCAGCCGAGGTTGGTGCACTCCGCGTACATGGTCTTGAAAATCGGCGTTTGCACCGCGCTGTTGCGTATCCGCATGCGATGCCCGCACGCCGGACAGATGCAGCGGTAGCCGCCACCGCCCCCATTTACCCCACTCATAAATCCCCCTTTGCTCACTGGTCTGCGGTTCTGGTCTACGCTCAGTCCATGAGGTGACGCAGCGCCCGCGTAATCGATGTGCTGTGCGGTCTGCTCGGCGCCCTATGGCTTGGCCGCGCCTTCTTTAATGCCGAGCAGGACGGCTGCGCGATGGGATTCGCCCCGGCGCCCTTTTTTTGTGCCAGCCAGCACCTGATAGGTCGTTGCGGGATCGAGGGCGTGCTCGTCGCAAAAGGCCTTTACGGTTTTGCCCATCGACTCGAGCCATGCCTTTGCTTGTGCTGGGGTGCGGGTTGCGGTCATTATTCAACTCCATTCAAAAGCGTTCAGTTGGGCAAAGAATACCATTCAAATGAGTGGTGTCAATGGGGAAATCTATTCAAATGGATGGCATCGGTGACCGGCTACGCGAAGAGAGAGAGCGCATGCGTCTATCGCAGGCGGCCTTCGGGGAAGTTGGCGGCGTGAAAGCTAACGCTCAAGGCAAGTACGAAAGCGGCGAGCGCTACCCGGGTGCGGACTACTTGTCTGCCGTCGCCGCTTCCGGGGTTGACGTGCTGTACGTGGTGACCGGCGAGCGCAAGCCCGTGCCAGCCGCAAGCCTCACCGCCGAGGAGGCCACAGTGCTCGAGCAGTTCCGCAGCATGTCAGACGAGAGTAGGGCGTCGGTTCGGCGGGTCGCTGAGGCGCTGGCTAATTACAGGCTTTAACAAGGGAGAAAGAGATGCGCAACGGACTTTTCATTGCCGCCATGGCGCTGGCCGCGGTCGCCAGCCAGGGCGCGCTTGCCGGGGAAATACAGCTGCTTGATGCTGCCGACTACGGCGAATCCTGGCCGTTCACTGTCGAGGAAATGCACCTGCTGTGCCTGCCTGGCCGCGCCGTGGTGGTCTCAGATCCGGAAAGCGGGCGCATGTACCCGTTGAATGGTGCCGCCAGTGGCAAGGCCGCCAAGCTAGCCCTGGAGCCGTTGGCGCCGATCTGGCGTGGCGATCCAGCCCTGCCTGGGGCCAAGGTAGGGCTCGGCCCGCTCATCGCGCGAGGCCTTGAGCTATGCCGCTAATCTCCTAGCCCCTGCGCCCGATTGCCAGCCAGCGGAATACCGATAGGAGACTATCCAATAGAAAAATGCGCACCATCCTGATACTGTATTTGTATACAGCAATGGGCATGGAGTCCGGTTATGAGGTCAGGTTTACAGGCGGCAGCGAGGCATATTGATCAAGGCGCGCTTGCGCGGCGCGACACCCCAGAGGAGCAGCAGCTGCTGCGCTTTTTTCGGCAGCTGACAGGCGCCGACCGCCGCCACGCCCTGCGAGTGCTGGCTGCTCTGGCGGGGTTTACCCTCCCACGTGAACTTTGACTAAATAGCAACACCCAAATCGCAAAAACCCGGCCAAGTGCCGGGTTTTTTGCTAATGCGGCCGCCTTCACGTGCTAGCGGCCTGCATCCTCTGCCATTCCCGGTCCGCTGCGCGCTGGGCGCTGCTTTTGTCGGCGTAGAGGTGGGTCAGGCGTTTGGGGCTGGTTTGGTCGCCGGCGCTGAGCTGCTTTTGGTCGCCGGTTTTGTCGTCGCGGTACCAGGCGGTGACGCCGCTGTAGGTGCCACTGGCGTCGGCCAGATCGGCCAGCTCTTCGGCGTCTGGCAGTTTGGCTTCCAGCTCCAGGCTGGTGGTGTAGGCCTCGGCGCTGAAGCTGTGGCTGATGTTGGCGCCGAGCCAGACGGTGGCGCCGATCTCGGCCTTGATGCCGAGCAGGCTGTAGGTCAGCTCGGGGATGAGTTCCGGGCGGCCTTTGGCCAGGGTGTAGCTGAGGCTGGCACTGCCGCGCTGCAGGCGGCTCCATTCGCCACGCGCGGCGGCCAGGGCGCTGGCTTGGTCGGTGTAGGTGTGGCGCA